TGAAGGTCTGAACTTAAAGTCCAAATATCATTACCCCAGTCAATAGGTTCTTCCAAAGAGGAAGTAATCTTGTAAACTAGTAGGTCTCCATCAACTAACATTTTTTTATTTGTGTTAGCAAAGAAGTCATTTATATTTGTCATCTTTTTCTTTTCATGTAGTCGTGCTTTGTTTGCACTATGCAATTCAAAGTGTTCTTCATTTAACTCCGTCATATTTTAATCTCCTTTAGTTTTAGTATGTTTGATTTTGGTATTACTGTTGAGTTACCACCCTCATTGATTGTTCCATCTTCATTGAAGTTAATGTCGCCAATGAAAACATAAGTGTTACTATTCGTAGATAACAACCAACCCATTGTTATGCACACTGCTGTTTTTGATTTCTTTAATTGTGGAATTGTTTCCCAGTTTGGACTTGAAATAATATCACTCCACCAAACCTTATAAAATTTGTATGGAAAATCATTCTCATCAATATCTGGTAAGATAATTTTTGTTTTAAGTAGCTTCTTCATATTTTTAAATTAAGTAAATCCTCTTTGGGAATGATGTGACCTTTGGAAGTCCAATTATCTCCACCTGCTTTAATGGGATAAGACTTCATTAGTTTCTTTAGAATTTTTGTGGGTATCAAAACCCACACATTGTTTGTGCGTTTCTCAACGACTAAACAAATTGCGTAAAACTTTGCAGTACTGACCATAATACCTGATGGCTTTCCTCTGCTCTCAATCTCTACATATACATTGCCATACTTAACAACTAGCCTATCTGCCTTACATTCAATCTGACCTTCAATAGCTTTCTGTAATATGTTTTCGTGTTTTTGACCAAACTTTAGGTCAAGGTCAAACTTATTAGTGTGTTTCACTCCAATTTGAACCGACTTTAATTTCTCCTGCTAAATCGCATTTGAAACCAAAGTAATCTTTAGTCTTATTAAATAGCCCACTTGCTATATTTTTAAATTCTTCAATTTTATCTTTATGAACTACAAACTGCATTTCATCATGCACATGTAAGACCATTCTATAATCTTTACCCCAAACAAAACCTGCTTGTTTTAAATCATTATTAACTATCACTGTTCCTGCTTTAACTAGTAAAGCTCCTGCTGATTGTATTAATGTATTTAAAGAACTGTACTCAGCTCTACACATTAGTTTTCTCTTATCTAAACCATATATCCATTTTTGATTTCTATACTTTACTGCTACTGCATTTTTTAAATTGATTAATGCAGGTAACGCTTTCTCAAATGTTTGTCTTATTCTTTTGGCTTCTGTAAGAGAGACTTCAAGTATTTCAGAGATGCGTTCATTTCCTGCAGAATAGATGTAAGCATAAATAAAAGTTTTAGCTTTAGCACGAGTTTCCAATCCAAGAATTTGTTGATTTTTGGAATGTATATCTGCTTCAAGTAAAGTTTTCGCAAAATCTCCATTGTCATAATTACACAAGTAACTTGCCAACACACGAAGCTCCAAACCAGAAAAATCAATACCACACATAACCATATTGGTAGGAGCAATGAAAAGGCTACGCATCTCAGTGCCATACTTTGAACCCTTTGCAACGACCTGTGCAAGGTTAGGATTAAAGTGCGTACAGCGACCTGTAACTGCACCATTTGTGATAACTTTTCCATGAATTTTTTTCTCCTTTGTGATTAATTTTAAATATGCTTGTTCGCCTTCACTTAGCTGACCAAGTCTTTTTTGAATTAGTAAGTGTTCTGATATTAATTTTGCTTCATCATAATGTAATGATTTTAAAACCTTCTCATTAACTTCAGGTTTCCCTGTAGCTGTAAATGATTTTGGCTTCCAACCTAATGTCTTTAATCTATCTGCAATGTGGTCTCTAGAATTAGGATTAAATATTTCAGTTCTGAATTGTTCAACAGGTACTCCTGCTACTATTCCTCTTTTCTTATTATCTCTTTTATAAGTTTTAAAACCAATAGACTTATTCCAACTACCAAAGACTGCAGAAAGTTTTTGTTCAATCTCCAGTCTTTGTTTAGTCAAGGACAAGAAAAGCGACTGAGCAGTCGTCTCGTCAAAGTCCACACCACCTTGCTCTTGTTTTATAATCCAGTGTGCAAAGTCATGTTCTAATTTGATAGCTTTTTCAGAATAATTTTTCTTCTCAATTTGTTTGTATAAAAGATAAGTTACTTCTACGTCTCTCTCACAATAGTCCTGCATATCTTGTGTCCAAACATCAAAGGTTGCTGTTTGTGCAAAGTCCCCTTTACGAAGACCTAATCTGTAACCCCAACTTTCTATTGAATGTTTACCTATTAGTTTGGGTGGTAAGTCCTTCTTAATGTAATCAACTTCCACCATGTTTGACCATATAAGTCTAGAACACAGCAATGTATCAAGGATTGCTCCTTCATATTTGTAGCCAGTTACTTTCTCAATAGCAGGTAAATCAAAGCCCATTACTGAATGACCTATAATTAAGGTAGCTTTCTTTAGTAAGTTTAGACCTTCATTGATTTGGTCAGGATTATAGGAATATACTTTTTGAGTATCTACATCTCTGAAGACCATACAATGAATTTTATCTAGGACATCAAGAAACCCATTGGTCTCTATATCTAGTATTAATTTCATTTAATGTATTTGTGTTACTGTGATTTTATTGGTGCTTGGAAGAATGTGACCCACACTCTCAATAGCATTTGTTATTATTTTTTTAGCTTCTACATCTCCACACATAATAACTGGATAAACATTCTCATATTTAATTGCGTTGTAAATCGCAGTCATAATAGTTTTGGAAGTTTCAAAAACTAACTGTTGTTGTACTTGTGATAATTCTAAATAGTCTGGCTTATCAATTAAGAAAGCTAGAATAAATTTAGTTAATATTTTTTCATTCATCAAAGTCTCCTTCAGACAAACGACCTGTCTCTTTGTTATAAATTAATGTTGATGCAATTCCTGTATCTCCACTAAATCTATTTTTCAAAACTCTACAAATCATCATGTTACCTTCATCAACAGACTGTTGGTCTCTTTCAAAACCTATTACTGCATCTGATAACTGTGCTAAAGAATGTGAACCTCTTAAATGTGATAACGAAGTTTGTGTTCCTTCTTCATGTCCAAACTTTCCTTCTGGTCTTTTCAAATGTGAAACAACAAACAATGCACAATTTAATTCTTCAACTAATTGTCTTAGCGAAGTCATTGTGTTGTCTATTAATCTTCTTTCATCTCCATCTGCTTGTCCTGAAACTACTATTGAAATATGGTCTAGGAATATAACCTTGCAGTCTAAACCTTTAACCATGTAACGAATTTTATTTAATAAATCATCTGAACTAGTTGAACCGAAGTGGTCATAAAAAGTAACATAGTCTTTTATCTTTTCCCACTCTGTAACTATTTCTTCATCAGAAGTTTCTTTTCTTACTTCAGGTATATGTATTAATTTATTTAAACCAACTGAAACAATTCCTCTAATACTTCTCTTAACACTTTCTTCTAAAGCAATGTAACCAACTTTATGTTTGTTACTAATTAAGTGATGAGCTATTTCTCTACAGACTTGTGACTTACCTGTACCTGAACCTGCACACAGTAAATTTAATTCGCCAAGTCTTATTCCATTTAGTTTTGAATTTAATCCATTCCATTGATAAGGAATACTTTCAGCATAAGCATCTTTTAATAATAAATCTTTTGTATCTACACCTTCAATGATACCTGCAGGAGAGAACGCTTTCGCTTCCCACATACTATCAATAATTTTTGCACCTAAATTTGAGACTAATAAATCATTAGCATCTTTCATTGGTAGCTTAGATATATAAGCCTTTTTAACTGGTAGGATATTTGCACATTCTACTGAAGCCTTTGTACCTGCTTCATCATTATCAAACATAAGTATAATTTTTTCAAATTTACTTAACCATTCCAATTCTCTTTTAATGTATTTCTTTGCAGAACTAGCTCCTGATGGAACTGATACTACTGGGTATTTATTACCTTGAACTTGTGAAACTGACATACAATCAATTTCTCCTTCAGTGATAACTACTTGCTTACCACCATCTCTCCATAGGTTCTGACCAAACAAACTAATCTTGTCTGTATCTCCTAACCACTTAAATGATTTGTCAGCAAAACGAATGTGTTGTGCTACCAAACTATATTGTTTGTCGTAGTAATTAGATATATGGCAATTCCTGCCATTATATATTCCAGTCTCATAATTAAATTTCTTACATGTTTCAGAGTTTATTTGTCTCTTAGGTAATGCGTTCACTGACCCTTCTATTAAGTCTAACATTTCTTTCCTTTGTATTTTTTGAATAGGTTGCTCTCCATTAGCAGGTACAACTGATTTGAAACCTGCTAGTGAAGTCCATTGTAAACAACCAAAACAGTACGAATGAAATTCGTATATGGCTAAATTGTTTTGGCTATTGCAATTATTGCAAGGTGCATGACGAACAAATTTTTCATCTGCTCTAATTTGGTTCTTCATCTGATTGAAGTTCCATTAGGTCAGCATCATCTGTTAGTGCATCTTGAAATTTGTAATTAGGTATATCTTCGTGAAGTAAATAATCTTGAACATCAAAGTTAGGACAAGTTTTATTTTTGTCTAAATCATAATGCCCAACAATTCTTGCATCAGGATATAATTTAACTAATCTTGTTAATTGTTCTTTTAAACTTTCCCATTGTTCTGC